AAGCAGTAAGAGCCTGACCCTGTCTTAACTTTATAAGATAACCTGAAACGTCACCTTTTAATTCATCACTGCCAAATAAGGAATCATTGACACCAGCAATATCATTTACAAATGTCTGTAAGTCCCTGTTCAACTGGAATAAACCAGAATCTATACTACTACTTTCAATCCTCCTAACCTTTTCCATCATACCAGTCTTTATCCATACGCCCTTACCCTGACCGGAAGCATGAATATCATTAGGGTCGACCAATGCACCTTCTTCAGCCTGCATACCCGTAGATACCTGACTGTCGATAATGTCAAGTATTTTACTTATCCGCTTGGAAACCTCTCTTTGCGGGTCTCTGGTCGGTCGGACTATACCCTGAAGTTTTTTAGATGTATCATCGTATTCGGGATACCAGAAACCACCAACAAATACGAAAGCATAATCGTCAATACCATTCGGGTCATCGCCCTTATAGACACATTTGCCATTAACAAAAGCAGAAAACTTAACAGTTTCGACGTAATCGTCCCACGCCGTCAAAGCCATACCATGCTGTGCCATAAGACGGCCTAAATCTTCTTTTGTCCCTTTCCACGTTACAGTTCGCCCTGTACTTCGGTTGGCTATGATTTTGGCCTTCTTTGTAGTTCGCTCCCAGAATGTAGAATAATTGCACCTGTACCCATTGTCACGCCCCCTGCCTTTGTAAGCGGAATAAGGAAGTGTTATCTGAGATTCGGTCTCTTTGGCATACTGTTCAATCAAACTATCCTTACCAGGTAGAAGACTCTTAACATCTCGCGTCAACATGCCCTCTTCGTGTATGATTATATGTCCGCAGTCGGAAAGGTCACGCTTAGTGAAGCCAGGGTCTAAGAGAAATTTATTATACGGCTTACGGGAAAATTGTATATCACCCTTACGGTCAAGGTAGGGTTCTATAAGATTCGCCCCTGTAATCAAGGAACCAAACTCAAAAGCATCACTGAAAACTTCATAACCGCGATTGTTCTCCATCAAAGGCGATATTAAACCATTCAACTGACCAGCAACCTTTTCGTCCGTTTTCTCAGATGGTGAAATCTTTACAGCTAAACGGTTCCGCCGCTCATATCCAGTTATCATCTTGACTATCCGGCGGGTAATGTTGAAATTCAATATCTCCCTGTTCTCGTCTCTGAACTTCTGCTTATCCTTTTCAGTCCAGGGGTCATCTATGGTATATTTGAAATCCTTGTGGGCCTCAGCAATCCATTGATACCACTGGTCGTAGGCGTTGTCAAAAGCCTCTTCGAAGTCAGATTCTTTGTCTTTATAATCAGCCATAATATTTCCTTTAGGCAATAGAAAAACGGCTGGTCAAAGGGTCGGCTCCGACCAGCCGTATCTATTACCTAAATATATCTTTTTAAAATCTTTTCTTGTACTTTTCCTTTATAAACTTAATTCTCATTACATCTATGCGTACAGTTATCTGGTAAGTCCATGCCGCATTTGGGACAAGTTGTTATAGTTTCATACTTTGCACTGTTTGCGTCAAAAACGTACTTTTGACCATCAAGTTCGGATACCTGAACTTCGGGTACAAAATATTCTTCGTCTTTACCAAATAGCAAATCAATACACCAGACCAACAAAAAAATTGTCCCTATCACTGCTAAAATTCCTTGCCACTTCATTTCTCAATCTCCTGTTCAATTATAATATCGGCATTATTCAGAATAAAACACGATTCATTCTCCTTTAATTTTACTAACACTCCACCCATTCGTAGGGGGCAGTTCTTGGGAATCTCATCTTCCGCTAATTCATTATGGGAAATCTCTTCCCCCGTTTTGTCAAGTAGACATTCGACATAATCATAATTAAATTCGCATCCTGAACAAGTTGTTATTTCTATTTGCTTTAATTTATATGACTTAACCATAACTCACGACTCATTTCCGCGGTCATACCGCCGGACAAACTTCGTGCAGCCGCCAAACTGGCATAGCGTAACATATCAGCAGCGTGGTCAGTGCCATCCTTCTCAGGAACGCCGGTGAAGACAGTCTTATCCTCTGTACTCATTAACTTGTTCTTTCGCTCGTGATAACCCTCCAAGCACTCTATCAGACGTTCACACCGAGTCTTGTGGAAACGGCAACGGTCAAGGAACTTAAAAGTCCTCGCTATACCCTCTTTTACTCTGCCCTCACGGGGCAAAGGCTTGACACTATAACCAAAAGCACGCAATGTAGTAAGGGCAGTTTCACCAGTTATCACCTTATGAGCGTTAGAATCCATATCGCAGGGAACAAAAATATCACCATATCTATAACCGAAATCCTTCTTCAAAGTGTCAAATAAACGAACATAATCCTCTACACCCTGACCAGAATCTTCGTAATAATTGATAAAATTCACATTGCCCTCGATAGACTGAAAGAAACCAATGGCCGAAGTATATCCTATATCCTCCACAATGTAAACAGGATAATTAGGGTTATGCTCAAGAGAATCCGTTATGCGGCCATTAGAACGCAAAAAATTCATCTTCTTAGCATAATAAGCACCCTCAGCTTTCCTCGCCGAAATCTCACCAAGAACCCTCACCTTGTAGTCGTCACTATTAACTCCATACTTCAACCGTATCCGCTCCTCGTAAGTCTTGCCGTATACACCAGGGATAACCTCACGGCCCTCCTTAAAATTGGGAGTATCAGTTACACTTATCTTCATACGGTTAAAACTGTCGTCCTTTAACGAAGATGCAAAATCACCCCACGCACTCGTTGGATTACCGACCGCTATAAATCGCTTAAAAGGAGCACCAATGTGCTCACTCGCTCGCCATATCTCAGGCAATATGCCAGCAGCCTCGTCAAATATAATAAGCAAATGGTCATTGTGGTAGCCCTGAAAAGCAGTCGCCTCCGTTGTTACAGTGTCAGGTCTCGTACTGAAACCCGTAGCAAACCACCTAATCCCCGTCTCAGCCTGCAAATCCAACATTGTAGTTGTCAACTTGCCTCCCAACGGTATCTTCGCGTTAGCGTGACTCTGACGTATCTCACGCCATAACAAATTCTTCACCTGCTCACCTGTAGGCGCTGTAGTCACCACCGTGCTCGGATAATAACAATACAAAAACCATAAACATAAACGTCCCATAGTGTATGTCTTGCTTACCCCATGACCAGCTCCAATAGTCGTTCGCTCAAAATCTCGGCACGATTCCAACATCTCCGTCATCTTAGGCCATAAATGAGCAGACTTAACGTCCAACACATTACTCATGAACCACCCAGGCTCAGCACGACCTCGCTTTACCAACTCAGATATGTCAGTCTTAACCATTGCGACCCACAGAATAACCCAAGTACATCCAAAAAAATATACTCAGTATATATATTAAAACTCGTATTTCGTGCATTTCCTTACTTCTAATGTTAATGTGTTCATTGTCTATTTAGCCTATCTTAACATAGTCTCAAATTTGTGTTCTGAAAAATTTCGGCAATCCAACTTTCGGAAAATGGCACGAATAGATGACCGGGTAGCATATAAACTAAGTACCTCGCGCCCCCAGCGGGCCATACCCCCCGGCCGGCGATTAAAAGGAGTGTCTGATTGATTCATCTTAGCGCCCACCAATACAGGGCCAGCAGGAAGTTGATACTCTGTGCCTTCACCTCTGCACCAGGACTCTAACAACTTAACGTCTGCGCTTCGTCCTTCGTAGTCAATCTTATGCACGTTACCGCAAGCGTCTGTCAGCGTTGTTGCGCGGATGGGCGCTGCGCCTGTTTCAGCTTGTTGCGCTGCGCCTGCGCTGCGCTGCGCGCTGCGCCTGCTGTACGTTGCACGGCAGCTGTTACTGCAATACTTACTATTAACCTTTGCTTCTCTACCGCATTTGTTCATACATTCCATTAGTCCTTATCCTTCATAGCTTCATGGATACTTGCAGCTAATGACACCGTTACATCTGCCTTAATATCACGCTTATCTGTCTGTTTAAGGTTGTTTTTACCAAGAAACATAGCCATTGAAGGGTTCTTTTCGGCCAATTTCATCTGAAAGCCTCTCAATTTTACGTTGCCTTGTGCCTTCCAGACC